ACCTTTAGTGCATTATGCAAATACCTCTCTACAAATGCGTTTACATGTATTTTGATTATCATCACACTCGATCAAACACTCGTAGTATTCCTCGACTAAATCGTTCCTAGATTCATATTTGGAGCTAGACAACTGATTGTATGAAATTAAATTGTGCATTACCTGACCTCTGATGACTACTTTCCTACCCATAACAAAAGGGGTTTTTAGTGCATTGTTCTCTCCGCAATGACAAAATTATTTATGCAAATTAGGTCTGTATTCACTGATACTTAGTAACAAAAATTTATGCCTACGAGTTTATACCTACTGATTCTTTTGAAGTCTCTCTACAACAGTTGATGCTTGCATTGGTGCGACATCATTTAGTCCATTTGCATCAAACCAAGGTGCATCTTCCCAACTAAATCCTTCTCCAAATGTATTATCAGGTGCGACAACATACCAATGACACTTTGCATCTGGTATATCTACAGCACAAACTGCCCAATCATCTGCCCACTGGGGCACTTGCACATACATCACTGGTAAATGATTTGCATGTGCCGGTGAAGCCGCAAATGTGATTATGAATAAAACTAGACTTATGAAAATTCTAGGAATATACCTTACCGATATAGGACGCTTGTATGCCTCCATAACATCGTGGTAATTCAGGTGATTCACTTTTTCTCTCCTTTTCTAGGGTTATTTAGATTCCAAGTATTAATATTAAAAACATCTAGATATACCCATTTAGCATAATGAACACCTCTATAACACAGGAGAGCAAAGACCCTCTCTGGATTATGGATATCTTCATCATATTCTGGAACTTCTGGTCGTTCCCAATTTACATTGATGTGTAACATTTGTCTTTACCTCCTGTAACAATTATTTATTGTTAGGAGATCTTGACATAAAAAAAGACCCCCGAAGGAGTCTTTTGAAGAAATATAAGCGTCTTGCTTACATTAGGTTTTGAACTTTAACTCTTCTGTAGTAACGGTTAGCGTTAACAGAAAGTCTACCAAGACCTTGAGTTGTTCCTTCAGCAAATGGGTTAGCAACCATACCATATCTGGTTTTGAAACCAATTTTTGGTTGGAATGTATCCTGACCAACTGCTCTAACCATCTGAAGTGGTACATATGGGCAGTAGAATAGTCCTGCATCGTAAGGTGAAGAACCTTTGTATCCTACAACATAGTACTGATCAGCAGCTAAGTTTGCAGCAAATGGGTCAATGTACACTCTGTACTTACCTTGAAGTATACCAGCAAATGTATTGCCTGTATCATCAACATTAAGGTTAGCATTAAGTGCTGGAGTGTAATCTAGAACTCCTGCCATTGTGAGTGCAGATGCAACATCAGCAGAGCAGAGGATCATGTTACCCTTTCCACGACGAGTTCTTTGTGCTATAGCGTTAGCATCTCTCTCGATTTGGAAGATAAGTCCTTTGAACTTCTCAACTGACCAACGACCGTTGCTATCAGTATCTAAGTCGAACGCACCGGCAGTTGCCACATTAGTCTGTGCTCCAGACTCAGCAACCTTATAGATTGTTCTAATAACTTCTCTGTTGATTTCAGCAAGTATCTCTGTTGAAAGGATATTTGCTAGTTCTGCTTCAGCATTCAATCCATGAATTGCCTTAAGATCTTGAGCAAGTTCTAAACTGTACTCTGCCTTTAGTGCTCTGGATTTCGCTGTAACGGTGACTTTCTCGATTGAGAATGCCATCTCGTTGAACAGTTGACCTGATTCACCTAGTGCTTCAGCGTCTTCTGTATCCATACCACGACCAACTGGGTATGTTGCTGCACCTTGACCACTTTCAGGGTTTAAGGCAGCAGGGTTTGATGCTTGTACACCACCTGTTGTACCGAAACCAACTGTTGCGCCAGTTGTAGCACCTTCATTCTGTGTGTAACCAGCAGATATATCTGCGCCACCGTCAGGATGCTGAGATGAGAACGCTGTGTCTGGTTCGTTGAATAGTGCTTCAGCTCCACTTTGGTTAGTGAATCTGGATCTCATTGCGAAAATAAGTCCTGTTGGGCCGCTCATTGGTTGTACACCAGCTAGGTCATATGCGACCAAGTTTGGCATAGAACGACGGATAAGACTTATGAGTACTGGGTCGAAACCAGCAACTGGGCCGGCAGCTGTTGCGCCAGCAGAGAAACCAGCAGTTGCACCAGATGAACCGGTTGTTACTGTAGGTTGCTCAGATAAGAATTCACGCTCTTCGCGTTGTGTTTGCTCTTGGTTCTCTAAAAGAACTGCTGTGACCATTCTTCTATGGTTGTCTTTGATTGGATCTAGTCCATCATAGTCTAGAAGCGGGGCCCACTTTTCTACAAGAGCTTCCTGATTAATAGGGGCTTGCATTTAAGAGTTACCTTTTTTTAAGTTTGTTTGAATGTATAATGTAAAAATCACTTTTTAGACACACGGTTTAATGTCTGAAGATATGCTTCCATTGAACTGGATATATCCTGATAGGTTGGAGTGTTTGTCTCTTCAGATAAATTCTCCGACTTGTCTCTTTGAGATCCAGCATTACTTGGGAAATAAGATTCCTTAAGTGTTACTAGTTTCTCACGATAGTCTGACTCACTTTCAAACTCAACTTTTTCTACAAGGGTTGCAAGTTTTTCCTTCTGAGATGCTGCTAATCCTTCGGTGACATCACCAAAGACTACATCTGCAGTGGACTCGGCTAATCTCCTGTTTAGAGCAACATTCTTTTCGATTTGCTCATTGAGTTTACCTTCCATTTCATCAAGTTTATCTACCATGCTTTCGATAACATCATATTTGTCTTCAGGTACGGATACATAATGTTCTTCAAAAAGACTCTTCATTCCAGTTAAGAATGAATCAGTCATTTCTGACTTGAGACCGGATTCAACAGCAATTTGATTGTCTGCGATCCATTCGTCAGACACATACTCAAGGTATGCATCGACTCTTTCTTCAAGTTCAGATTTAATAGCAGCAACTTCTTCAATGAGTTGCTCTTCATATTGAGCTTGAACGCTCTCTTTAACATCAGCAAGTTTAGACTTGATTGCTGCTTCAAAGATTGTTCTTGCCTTATTTTGAAATTCTTCTGAAAGTTCTTCGCCTTCTAGAAGTGCATTAACATCTGCTTCGATGTCAATCTCTTCTTCAACGATTTCTTCTTCAGTTTCTTCAGTTGTTTCTTCTTCAGCAACGACTTCTTGAGTTTCCTCAACTTCAGTTGTTTCTTCTTCAGAAACTACCTCATCAGTCTTTGCTTCATCTTCAGCGACAACTTCGCCTTCGGAAGATTCATCTTCTTCCTTCATGCCCGCTGGACTTGGATCTGCAGGTTTTGCACCTTTAGAGACAATATCCTTAACCTGTTTTAAGGTTGTTCCGGGTGTTTTCAACTTGTTAGAATCATCATCAGGTTTTGAATTTTCGGGAGTAGGGCCTCCTAAATCTTCAACCGATGCTTGATTCGGAGTTGATAGAGCAAGTTTTGGCATTGGATCTGCCGATTTTGCCCCTTTGGTTACTACATTTTCCATTTCGTGTTAATTTTGACCAGCGGACATTTGAATATTAGATTTTAAATAATCTGTATTTATTTATAATGTTACAGATTTGCTAAGAAATCTTGGAATAATCCAAGTTTATGTTCATCTAAAACATTTTGATCAACTAAAGTGTTAATCTTCTTTTTTGTTTGTGAAGCGAGTTGTTCACGAAGGATTCCTCCTTCCCAAACCCACTCTTTTCCTTCCATGATTCCAGATACAAAAGCATCGGGTGCTGATGGATCAGCAACGATGTCAGCAGCAGTTGCTAACATGAAATCTTCACCTACAACTTTGCATCCAGATGCAGTGTCTTCTTTCAATGATCCGACACCACGAGATGAGACACCGAGGGTGACTCCTTCACCAATAAGATTTGATGCAATCTTACCCATTGGTGTTGAAAGTATTTGTGCCTTACCAACAAAGTTTTTACCTTCTTGACGAAGTGATGTAATCTTATGAGATACTCGATCTAGATTAACTGTTGGGCCATCTGGATGTCCAAGTTCTCCAAGTGCTCTTCCTTTCTGAACAAAACTTTCGTTATAACGATTTACTTCTCTTGCAAGAGTATTTACAGGGTATAATCTACCGTTACGATTTTTGATATCTCCTTGTAAGAAAACACCTTCGATATACATTTTTTTATTACCGCCTTTTCCTTCAACGATAAATTTAACCTTTTGGACTTCTTCGGTAATTAGTTTCATTTTCTTAATTTGTGTATCCTACTTTTGATCCTTTAACTGCAGCATTAGCAGCAAAAATAAAATGACCAGATTGCTTTTCAACTAATGCACTTTCTGTTCTCATTAGAGTGAAAGATCCAACAGTTGTTCCACCTTGAGTTTCTACAATAGTTACTAAATGATCAGCACCTGTTGCTGTATTAACTAAACGAACTACAGTGGCATTATCAAAAGTTGATGCACTACCTGACCCAGTTGGTAAAGCAGCTTCCGCACCTTTAATTAATAGTCTAGTCATCTTCTTCCTCTTGTGGTTCAGTATCTACTTCACTTTCATCGTCAAACATTCCGTTACCAACTGAAGGTCGAATGTCTTCAACCTTCTTAGCAGCTTTCTGATATAATAGATCTTTTAATTCATCTGAAATCTTTGCAGCATCAGAATCCTTTGCAATCATGTCAATAATGTTTTCCATATTTTAAATAGGTATATATTTTATTTATATCTCTGCTTTTTTGGTATCATTTGCTAGTTCTGCATCTGTTACTGCAGCTTGACCTTCTAGATCATCTTCAACTGGCACATCGCCTAAATCTCCACCTGCAATTGGTTCACCAGTTATTGGGTCAACTTGTGAAGGATCTGGTAAAATTCCATCCTTGATTTCTTGTTCGATTTGTGCATCAATCTCTTCAATTTCAGTGTCAGATTGACGAAGAACTTTCTTACGAAGATA